ACCTAAATACAGGAACTGTTACAATATCTGCAGACGCTAATTTTTCTGTAACTGGTAACAGGGTAAATCTAACAATTGGTAATGCTGATGTAGCAGCAAACGCAACAGTATCCGTAACAGGAAATAGAACAAATCTATCTTCAGGAACTGTTATAATAACTGCTGATGCGACTGTACTACCGACAGGAAGTAGAGTAAATGTATCTACATCAGACGTTTTAATTAGAAAATGGGATGGTGTAGTGCCAGGAGTTTCAATGACTTGGGATAGTGCAACTTTTCCAGAGAAAAGAGTATAGGAGAATAAATGTATTTTGGAGGAGCATCATTTGCAGCAGCACCTTTTGGAGCAACAGCAGGTCAAAGTATTAGAGCTGTTGTCACTGGTAGCAGAGTAAATTTAAGCACAGGTTCTCCGACTATAATAGGTAAAGTAGTTGTTACTCTTTCAGGTAATAGAATAAACGCAACAATTGGTAATGTTACAACAAAAGTAGATCAACGAGTAGCTGTAACAGGCAACAGAATAAACCTTGCAACAAGCACGGTAGATGTGATATCATGGAATCCGATTCCCCCAGGGGTTTCGCAAACATGGGTAGATATTGACCCATTAAACCCATAGGAGAAAAATGGCATCAAGTACGTCAAGTGATTTAAAACTAGAATTAATTACCACAGGTGAAAAGTCTGGTACCTGGGGCACAATTACAAATACAAATCTACAAATATTAGAACAAGCAGCTAGTGGATATATTGCTGTTGATGTTGCATCTAGTGATGTAGCTTTAGCTTTATCCAATCATGCTGTATCAAACGGAAAAAATTTATATTTTAAACTTACAGGCACGTTAGCTGCAAATAGAACAGTTACTATGCCCGACTCTGCAGAAAGAGTGTTTGTTGTTGAAGACGCAACTGCTAGATCATCAAGTAATTACACATTAACAGTTAAAACAGTATCTGGCACAGGTATTGCATTACCGGTGGGATCTAAATGTTTGTTATATTCAGATGGCACAAACGTTAATCTAGGTATAAGACAAAAAGGATATTATACACCTACAACTGCATATACTGCTGTGGATGGTGATCAATTATTAATTGATACATCTGGAAGTGGTATCGGGTCTGCTATTACAATAACTTTACCGGCATCACCAGCCGTAGGATCAGAGGTTCACTTTATAGATAGTGGTAATAACTTTGCAAACAACAATCTAACAATAGCTAGAAATGGTTCTAATATTTTAGGTGCAGCATCTAACTTAGTAGTATCAGTAAGTGCGTCGGCTTTTACTTTAGTATTTGTAAATGCAACGAGAGGCTGGGCTTATAAAGATAAGATATAGGACCGGGGACCATGGCTCTAATAGAATATAGATTCGCTCCCGGAATCGACAAACAATCATCAGACTCTGGTGCAGAAAACCGTTGGATAGATTCTGACAATGTAAGATTTAGATATGGTCAACCAGAAAAAGTTGGTGGTTGGTCTTCTCTTGTAACTGATACAATTGTTGGTGTTGCAAGAGCTATGCATGCTTTTACAGATCTAGCAGGTAATAGATATGTAGCTGTCGGCACAGACAAATTTTTATTGTTATATTTTGAAGGTCAGGTTTATGATATTACCCCTTTAAAAACTACTTTAACATCTGCAACTATTGCAACTACAAATGCATCACCTACCTGTACAATTACAAAATCTACACATGGTTTATCTGTAGGTGACATAGTGCAATTAGATAGTGTAACATTACCGAGCGGTACAGGTTATAGTGCATCTGATTTTGAAGATAAAAATTTTCAAGTAATAACAGTTCCAACAACAAGCACATTTACAATTACGCAATCATCTAATGCTAGTGGCACAGTATCAACAGGTGGTAGTTTAAGTATTAAACCTTACGAGCCTGTAGGACCTAGAGCACAATCATATGGTTATGGTTGGGGTATTGCTGGTTGGGGTGATGGTAACTGGGGAGAAGCAGCAACTGCATCTGAAGTTTCACTTGAACCAGGTTTATGGTCATTAGATAATTTTGGACAAGTGTTAATTGCAACTGTTGCAAATGGTAAAACTTTTACTTGGAATGGTGGAGCTGCATCACCTTTGGATAATAGAGCTTCAACAACTACAAGTGGGTTTGAAACAAACAGTAACCCAACAGCAAGTAGATTAACTTTAATATCTCCTACAACAAGACACTTAATTCATTTAGCTACTGAAACAACCATTGGAAACACAGCAACACAAGATGATATGTTTATAAGATTTTCAGATCAAGAGGCAATAAACACTTATGCACCATCAGCAATAAACACTGCAGGAACACAAAGACTGCAAGACGGTACAAAAATTATTGGTTCTTTAAAAGCAAAAGAAAGTATTTTGATATGGACAGACAATGCGTTGTACACCATGAAATTTATTGGTGCACCTTTTACATTTGGTTTTGAACAAGTAGGTACGAACTGTGGATTAATAGGTAAGAATGCAGCTATTGAAATTGATGGTGTTGCTTTTTGGATGTCACCAAAAGGTTTCTTTGCATTTGATGGTACAGTTAAATCATTACCATGTAGTGTAGAAGATCATGTATTTGAAAACATTGATACTACAAAAGGACAACAAATAAGTGCAGGATTAAATAATTTATTTACAGAAGTTGTTTGGTATTATCCATCTGCAAACTCTGAGTATAATGATAAATATGTAATATATAATTATGGTGAATCTACTTTAACAAAAGTTCCTGGTGGTGTCTGGTATACAGGCACAGAAGCTAGAACAAGTTGGGTAGATGCAACTATATATCCAAAACCTTTTGCTACTAAATATGACTCTACCGCTGATGGGACGTTTCCTGTAATTGTAGGTCAAGATGGTTTAGGACAAACAACATTATTTGAACATGAAGTAGGAACCGATCAGGTCAATCCTAACGGATCTACTACAACTGTTACATCATTTATACAATCATATGATATAGACCTTGAGTCTAGAATGAGAAGAACAGCACAAGGTGGTGTAGCATCTGGATCTATTGCAGGTGAGTTTTTCTTAGCACTACGTAGATTTGTTCCTGATTTTAAAACATTAACAGGTAATTGTAAGGTAAGCCTTGGAGTTAAGAGATATCCTCAAGGTTCACAAACTACAACTGCTTTAAGTCCATTTACAATTACATCTAGCACACTTAAAAAAGACACTAGAGCAAGAGGTAGGTTTTTAAATATAAAAATAGAAAATGATGCAGCCAGTGAGTCCTGGAGATTTGGTACATTAAAATTAGATTTACAATCGGATGGTAGAAGATAATGACTAAGATAGTAGTAAGAATACCAGAACCAAAAGAAGAGTACGATGTTTCTACACAGAAACAAATAAACAGATCTTTATCTGGTGTTATAGAACAATTAAATTCAACTTATTTAAATAATATAAAAGAGGAGCAAGAAAGATTTTCTTGGTTTTTAAGTGGCTAATATATATAAAAATGCAAAGGTAGATTTATCTACCACAGATAATACTACAATATACACAGCACCATCTGATTCTAGAGCTATAATTAAAAGTATTATAGTATCCGAGGACGCTGGATCAGGAACCACGGTAACTTTGACTATAACAGATGCTGCTTCTGCAGTATTTAATTTGTTTAAAGACAAGGCAATAGCCTCAAAAGCAACAACTGAGCTGTTAACTCACCCTTTAATTTTAGAAGAAAATGAGGTATTAAAGGCACAAGCAGCTGATGCAAATGAATTACACGTTATTGCATCAATACTGGAAATAACAAGGGAATAATATGGCATTTACAGAACCACCATCAGTTAAATATGTAACAATAGACGGTAAACAAGTACCGGTTGTAGAATGTGAAACTGAAATAGTATTAAGAAATAAAAAAACAAACTATGAATATAACTCTGACAAAGAGGCAGAAGATGATATTGCAAACCCAGATACAGATACTATACAAGAAGATGTTACAAGATCTGTTAAGATTAAGGTAGCTCATATGCCTCCACTAGGAGCAGGGTCCGAGGAAGATAAATAATGTCAATATTTAGTGCACCAAGTTTTTACAGTCAAGCAGACCAAAATATATACAATCAAGGTTATAGTTTTATACCTCAAGAACAATTTAGAAGTGGTGTATTTAAAACACCTGGCGATGGTAGTGTAGAAAATGATACATTTATACAACCTACAGGAATAACTTCACTTGGTGGCGGAGGTGGGGGAGCTGCCTTTACTGGAACTACGGGAGATTTAACAACAGCATTTCAAAAAGCAGTAGATGACAGACAGGATAGATTATATAATGCTTATGATAATCCTGACATGGCAAAAATCGCTGGATTATTTCCTGCATTTAAACAAGATGTTAATCCAGTAGACGCTGGTGAGTATCTTGCAGCAGGTAAGAGAATACCTCAACAAAGAACTATGTTAGGAAAAGCGTTTATGCCACAATCAGCACAAGAAATTATGGAAGAAGGCTATCAACCTGGAATAAAACTTGGAATATTTTCTAATTTATTACCAGATAAATTTGGATCTTTATCTAGACCTGATCAAGCATTTATTGCAAGTCAAATGGGTTATACTGGTCCAACAGTATTTGGTGAAAATACATCTGGTCTATCTAAAGATCCGTTTGGCTTAAACACTAGATCTGGACTCGGTAACTATGCAGAAAGAGTTGGTACAGAAGCAACAGAACTTCGTGAATCTTTATCAGGAAGATTAACAGATAAATATAGAGATCAGTTTGGATTAAAAACAGACGAAGAACTTAGTTATGATCCAGTTACAGGTCAATACATTGGATCAAATAGAGCAGCTGTATTAAAAGCAAATCAAATGACTAAATTAATGAGAACTAAACAACAGTATTATTTACAAAAAACAAAAGAGAGAAATGAGTTTAGAGAACAAGAAAAAGCAAGACAAGAAGCTGCATTTCAAGCTCAATTAAATAGACAACAAAGAGATCAAAGACAAGCTGATTTAAGCAGAATAGATAGAGCGTATCGAGAAGATACAGGAGGAAGTGCTGGTTCTTATGCACCAGGCGGAGGATCAGGTATACAATCAGATGGCTCTTACAACGACCCATTTGATCCAGGTGGTGGAGAAAAAGACGGTGGTTTTATTGATGGTACAAACAGAAGAATGGATTTTATGATGGGAGGACTAGCAGACCTGGTTGATATATATGATTGATTATAACAATAAAACACGATACAAAGAGAATTTAGGCTAAAATATGACAATATCTAGAATGCAGATGGAAAGACAACTACGTGCAGGCGGTGGACTTATGACACTAGAAGAACCTAGACAGGGTTATTTCTTAGGTAAAATTGTAAAGAAAGCCAAAAGAGCTGTTAAAAAGATAACTAAATCACCATTAGGTAAAGCAGCAATAATAGCTGGATTAGGCTATGGACTTGGTGGTGCTAAATTTTTAGGTGGTTCAGGTATATTTTCAGGTGGTCAAGGTTTATCAAGATTTGGTAATCTTATGAATTTAGTTAGACCAATAAATGCTGCTACAGGTAAAAAAGGATTATTAAGTGGTTTATTTTACGATCCTAAAGGTCAATTTAGTTTAGGTAGAACAGCACTTACAGGATTAGGTGCAGCTTCTATTGCAGCACCATTTTTCATGGGTGGTGACGAAGAAGAAGTTGTAGAAACTCCATTCTCAGAAACACCTTCTAGTATTGCTAACATAGTAGAGCAAGCTAGAAACCAAGATCCAAGTTTAAGATTTTTACCTAAACCAAAATTTGTAGATAACTTCTACGCTGCTGATGGTGGATTAGCTGACATACCAAGAGAAGGATATGATAACGGCGGTGGTGTAATGACCGATGCAGAAAAAGAACAAAAATTAATTGATCTTGCTGATTATTTTATGGAAAGAGGTATGTCTGAGCAGCAAGCTTATGAAGCAGCAGCTAAACAATTATATGCTTATGGTGGTAGAGTAGGAAAAGCAGATGGTGGAATTATGGACCTAGGTGGTATGGAAAAAGATTATAGAGAAGGTGGTTTTGTGCCACTAG